TGAACCTCGGGTTGGGCCTTTCTGTGCCTTTCAAGGTGGCATTGACAGCTGAATTTGCTGCATCGGCCAAAAGTGCATCCACAAACATGATCCGCGGAATGGTCAAGCGGATTTCTGTTAATTTTCCAAGCACTTTGCCTACCGGATCAGGCAATTATTGTGGTGGTGTTGATGGTGATGGCTGGGGCAACAATTTCTTTCCTGAAAAGAACACAGAAAACTTCTGATGCCTGAAATTGCCATCGCCACAGGGTTCTATGAAGATGCAGCCAGGCCGATATCAAGGCAAGAATGCACCAATTGGATTCCACAGGTGCCACAGACCAATGCACAGACCAAAGCGCAGCTGATCCACACACCAGGAATCAGTGAATTTGCTGATGTTGGTCAAGATGCTGCAAGGGGTGAACATGAACTGGCTGGTATAGCCTACACCGTCAATGGAAATGCCCTTTTCCGAGTCAATGAAGACAGCACCAGTGACAGTTTAGGTGTCATTTCTGGTGCTGGTGCTGTTTCAATAGCAGACAACGGTGTGCAAATGTGCATTGTGGTGCCAGGTGGACTTGCCTACATCTACACAGTCACAGGTGGTCTGGTGACCATCACAGACACTGATTTCACACTGACATTGGGCCCAAGTCAGCAGGTGGTCTACATCGATGGCTATTTCGTGCACTACAACAATGATGCACCAGCCAGCAGTCAGCCAATCTTCTTCAATTCAGCCCTGAATGATGGCACATCCTATGATGCACTTGATTTCGGCACAGCTGAAATAGATCCAGACATCATCACTGGCCTGCATGTTAATAAAAACAGGCTGTATGTCGGTGGCAGGGTGACACTAGAACCTTTCACCAACATAGGTGGCACAGGTTTTCCATTCCAGCGCATACCTGGTGCAGTGGTTCAGAAAGGTGTCAGTGCAAAGTTCAGCATGAAGGATTTTGATAATAGCTTTGTATTTGTTGGTGCTGGTGAATCTGAACTGCCTGCTGTGTGGCGCTTTGAAGGTGGTGGTGCCAGCAGGATTTCAAACAATTCCATAGACAACATCATTCAGCAGTTAACAGCAGCTGAACTGGCTGCAGTGTTCGGCACAGTCTATTCAGAAAATGGTGCCTTCATTTACTACATCCACCTGAATGACAGAACCTTTGGCTATGATGCATCCACTGCTGTTTGGCATGAAAGGAAGTCAAAGAACAGCTTTGGTCAGCTGGTCAACTGGCGTGTCAGTGGCATCTTTGAAGCATATGGCAAGATCCTTGTGACAGATAACCAATCAGGCAATGTTGGCATAATGGACACTTCCACCTATACCGAATACGGCACATCAGTGCAAAGGATAGTCAGCACTGGCCCGATTCTGGTAGAAGATTCAGTGATTGGTGAAATGGAACTGACCTGTGAAGCAGGCACTGCAACTTCCACTGGTGATGGCAGTGATCCATTTGTATCACGGCAGATTTCTGATGATGGTGCCTATACCTATGGCAATTCAACTGCCAGGTCACTTGGTTTAACAGGTGAATACAAAAAGCGGCAGATATGGCGCAGGGAAGGGCAGGCCTATGTGACCAGAGTAGTTCGGTTCACCATTGATGAACCAATCAAAACATCAATCATCAAGCTGGAAATCCGGTGACCATTCAGGCACCAGAAGATTACATTGAATGGGTCAAAAAGGATCTGTTGCCAACAGAACAGCTGGTTGAATGGGCTGATCTGCTAACACAGCAGCTGAATTCCAATACTGAACTGATCGATGGCCTGATCGGTGGTGACTTCCTGTTGAACACTACAGACACCTTCACAGGTGTTTTGACAATTGTCGGACGTGCTACAGCTTCCAGTGGATTCGATGCACTGACAACAGCCACAGGAATTGTAGATGTAGCTGATGCTACAGCACCGACAGCTGGACAAGGCTTAGTGGCAACTTCATCAAGCACTGCCAACTGGCAGGCTGTTGGTGATGTTGTCAAAGTAGGCACACCTGTTGCCAATCAGATTGGATATTGGACAGGTGATGGAACACTGGCAGGTGATGCCAATTTCACTTTCGATCCCATTGCAGTTCAATTGGCAATATTGGGTTCAATTTCAGCACAGGCATTGTATCTTGAAGAAGCTGCTGCAGCACTAGCTGATGTGGCTGGCAGCGGCCAGTTCTGGGTCAACAGCACATTGACACCACATCAACCGTATTTCACCACTGACACTGGTGTTGAATACAACCTGGCACACACACAGATATCAGGCACACCAGTTGAAGATCAGCTTGCAGTTTGGACTAGTGCAGACACCATTGAAGGTGAACCTGGCCTGGTCTACAACAACACAACTGGTTTATTCACTGTATCTGGTGTCAATGGTTTGTTGGTTACAAACACCAACGGCATTATGTCCATTCGAGACAATAATGAAGTTTCCCCGCTCGGAACACCCAGACTTGAATTCCAGTCTTCAGGTGGCACAAAAGGTCGTGTTGGCTTTTTTACATCAGACATCGATATTGAATTAACCAGCTATCTTGGTGAAGTATTCTTGTATCCAGGCGAGACATCAGGAACACAAGCAGTGCGAATTATACAAGGTGGTCTGGTGATGATTGAACGCGCAGACCATGCTGTGACACCGATAGCCACAGCAGGTGAATTTTGGATTCGTCAGGACTCCCCGAATGTTCCAATGTTCACTGATGATGCAGGTGGCGATTGGATCTTGAATTCAGGTGGTGGTGATGTCAGCAAGGTTGGAACACCAGTTAATAACCAACTTGGGGTGTGGACAGGTGATGGCACGATTGAAGGTGATGCAGGCCTAACTTTTGATGGAACAGATCTGACGACTACCGGTGCAATCCTTGCCACAGGTGGTGTAGACAAGTTAACAACAGCCACAGCAGCTGTCAGTGTGGCTGCAGCAACTGCACCAACTGTTGGACAGGTATTGACTGCAACTGCAGCCACCACAGCAACTTGGCAAAGTGCAGCTGGTGGTGGCAATGTCAGCAACACAGGCACACCAGTAAACAATCAACTAGCAGTCTGGACTGCTTCTACAATTATTGAAGGTGATGCAGATCTGACTTTCGATGGTGTTGATCTGACCACCACTGGTGCTGTTTTAGCCACAGGCGGCATCGATAAACTAACAACAGCAACAGGTGCCGTTAGTGTTGCTGCAGCTACAGCACCGACAAACGGTCAGGTGCTGACAGCAACCAGTGCCACCGTTGCAACCTGGCAGGCTGCTGGTGGTGGTGGCAGTGGAATAGTTGTTCAGCAGGTTCATATGGCAGATGGTGCTGTTGCCACAGGTGGAACTGTTTTGCCGTGGGATAACAGTATTCCACAGAACACTGAAGGTGATGAATACATGACATTGGCAATTACACCTGGTTCTGCATCCAACCTGTTAAAGATTGAAGTTTATGCTTTTGTCACAAATCTGTTAGGCAATGTTTGGGCTGCAATTGCACTGTTTCAAGATACTACAGCAGGCGCACTTGCTGCCACAGGAAATTACAACCCTATCGGAACAGAAGGTGAAATGATTTACATCACCTATTGGATGACTGCAGGCACAACATCTGCCACCACATTCAAAGTTCGTGCAGGTGGCAATCTATCAACAACGACCACCTTTAATGGTCAAAATGGGGTGCGAATGTTGGGTGGTGTAATGGCATCTGGCATGACTATTTCTGAATACACACCGTAGACCGACAAGGAATTATTATGGCGAATTTATTCGAAACATTTATTGGTGAAGGTGGTGCACAGGCTGCAGGGGATGCTGCTGAATTCCAACAGCAGGCAGTCGGTGAAGCACGGACTGCACTGGCTGATCAATTCCAGCAAAGTCAGGATGCACTGTCACCTTTTCAAGATGTTGGACAGGCTGCATTGCAGCAGCAGGCTGCACTGACAGGTGTGCTGGGTGCAGGACAGCAGGCCAATGCTTTTCAACAGTTTCAACAGTCACCAAGTCAGAAATTCATGCAGGACAGGGCGCAACGGAATCTGCTTAGAAACCAGTCTGCAATTGGTGGTTTAGGTGGTGGCAATGTGCGGTCAGCTTTGGTTGAACAGGGTGCAGGATTTGCTTCACAAGACCTGCAAAACCAACAGGCACAACTGGCACAATTATCTGGTCAAGGATTCAATGCAGCCAGCAATTTTGCCAACCTTTCACAGCAGCAAGGTGTCAACCAGGCCAATCTGTTCACACAAGGTGGTGAAGCACAGGCTGCAGGTGTTCTGGGTGCCGAACAAGCAAGGGCATCAGGTGTCAGCAATGTAGTTGGTGCTGGCTTTTCACTTGCTGGTTTATTTTAATTTAGGGGTAACTCATGGCAGTCAATGCAAGTCAATTCAA